CAACACGCCGACAAGGTAAAACGCACCCTCTGGGGTAGTGCGTCAAAGATCAAGGTGGTGAGCCTCAGTGGTCTGCCGCCAAAGGGCGATGTCGTGGATTGGCTGGCGCAGGGTAACGATGCCGCAAGTCTGGGTGAGGCGGTTGCCAAGGCCAGCGCGGTCACTGAGGCGGACATCAGTGCGCCGGAGCCTGACGCACTGCCGGAGATCGTTATTGACGCTGACGGCGCCGAAATCGTGCCGTTTGAGGTAATGACGACCAACCAGTTGAAGGCGATGCCTCCGGTGACGTGGGCGGTGGATGGTCTGGTCACGTTGCACGGCTTCACGGTCATGTACGGCGCACCAGCGTCCGGTAAGTCGTTCTTGGCTATCGATATGGCTCTGTCCATCGCAAACGGCCTAGCGTGGCAAAATAGGGCGGTTAGGCGCGGTTCTGTGCTTTACATCGCTGGCGAGGGTGTCGGCGGTATGGGTAAGCGCGTGAAGGCGTGGGAGGCGTGGCACGGAAAGCACGACACGGCGAACCTGTACGTCCTGCCAACGGCGGTGAACTTCCGCGATGAGGCGGACATTGCGCGGCTCAAATGCACGATTGACAGCATCGGCGAGCAGTTCACGATGGTTGTCGTGGATACCGTGGCAAGGGCTTTGCTCGGAGGCGAGGAGAACAGCGCAACCGATATGGGGCTGTTCGTGGACGCATGCGACCAAATAAAGGCGCACACAGGCTCTGCGTTGCTCGCGGTGCATCATGCGGGCAAGGACACGGCGAAGGGCATGAGAGGCTCATCTAGCCTCTTGGGCGGCGTTGATGCGGCTATGTCTATTACGAACTTCGATGGCATCGTGACGCTCAAGGTAGAAAAGCAGAAGGATGCAGAGCCTATTGGCGACATGAACTTCGAGATGGTGCCAGTCGCCACAATAGACGACCAGAGCGTTGTGATGGTCGAGGTCGGCGAGCCGGACAAGAAGAAGAAGTCCGAGCAATTAACCGAGACGCAGAAACTTGCGCTGGAGTCGCTCCAGAACCTGCTCATTGATAGGGGCGTCAGGGAGGTTCATGTCGATCAATGGCATGACGCACACAGGCTAAAATGTCCCGATTCCAAGGCTCCGGCACGCCGAGATGCGCGAAATGCACTGCAAACCAAGCGTGTGATTGCCGTTGAAAATAATAAAGTGTGGATTGTCAGGGGGTTAGAAGAAAATGTGCGATCATAATTGCTCAAATCACACGTGTGATTGATGGTGCGTCACACGTGTGTGCGATGCGACCCACCCTAGGGGGGCGCAATCGCATCGCACGGTGCATCGCATCGGTACGGTTTTAGGATAGAAAGGGAAAATGGAATGGCTTATCAGAGGAAAAGTAAGAGGGCTAAGAAGCCAGATAATATTGTGGTCAAGAAACACTTCGCGCCAACAGACCGTGCGTACAAGAAGGTGCAGGAGTGGTTGATCCAATATGATCTGGTTATGAGCGAGGCGGAACTGCGATGGGGTGTCGATAGATTGCCCTATCTTGTGTCGGCTGAATTGCGTGATCGCTTTCATGAGCAGATGGATAAAATGAATGCGGCGATTGACAAGGTCGACCCGATAGCTGTGGAAGAAGAAGTGCAGACGACCATTCGTGGCATCAAGGCTCTGGAGAAGGCGGCAGTGCTTGCTGGGGCAAAGGAGTTGACCGGAGAGCATTGGGAGGCACCGATGAAGGATGGCACGGTTCTGGCGATTGCCAAGACCGATGCCGAGGTGTCGAGGGTGCAGAAAGATAATCGTGATGTGATTGTTTACTCTGTGGCGGAGATCGGACGCATCATCGGTGCGTGGCGGGAGCATGAGGAAGCAAAGACGCTGGACGCTATCAAGCGCACGTTCGATGGTGCCATCGTTGAGGAAGTTAAACCTAAAATCACGGAGGCGATGTTAAATGACGAAATCCCATTTTAGTGGCGACTTGGTTTTGCCCGCACCGCAGGGTCGTGAAAGCGAGACGCGCGAGATGCTTTACGATGGCCGCGAGTATGTCATGTACTCAAAGGAAGGCTGGATCGATGTGCGAAACATGACGGTTTGCATTAAGAAAACAAAGGCGGGTGTGGCTGTCGAGATTTGGCCGCTAGAGCATGACGGTGTGACCGAGCCTTTATCGGTGGCGTTTGCCGACTGGGAGCAGGTGCCGGATGATGACACGCCGAGGATTAGGTTTAAGAAGGGAAGGTAAGATGATCGAACAGGGTGATGGATCAATGGCTAGGCGGTTGCAGGATGGAACTTGCCCAAGGTGCCACGCACAGTTAAAACAGGATAAAGAAGTTTTGTTGTGTGAAGTTTGTGAACTTGAAATTAAAGGCGAGAAAAAAGATGAATAGATTTGAGATGTTGGATGAGGCGAAGACAACGGTCAGGGATCGGGGTGAGTCGTATGGATCGGTTTACGAGAACCACAAGCGTGTGGCTACAATGTGGTCGCTTGTGTTTGGGGTGAAGGTCAAGCCGACTCAGGTTGCTCTGGCTATGGCCTGTCTAAAGGTGGCCAGACAGATCGAGGCGGTCAATCAGGGCGAAATGCCGCTTGATGAGGCTGGTAAGCCTGTCGGGTGGGATAGTTGGGTAGATTTGGCTGGCTATGCCGCTACAGGGGCAGAATGCGCTGTTAAAGAGGCAGTGAATGAGTAACCTGCTAAAGTTTGACTTGAAGAAGCGTGACTTTGTGCGCTTCTTCGATGAATACGTCACCTGTCATTGGTGTGACAAGGAAACGCGCGGCAGGTGTTACGAGCAGACGCAAGCCGTGGTGTGTAGCAAATGTAACCAGCCGTTGTTCGTTGTCGATGACGAGGAGACGGCTTTCGGTATTAGTTTTGAACTTGATGAGGACGATCCAGATGGCCGCGCATAAAACTCCAGAGGCAAAGTTCACAGTATTTTTGGAGCGTGTCGCAACAGGACGCGCTGGTAGTAACGTGGCGAAGGATAAGGACATGCCAAGCTGGACGACAGTGTGGCGAAAGATATGTGACGATCCTGACTTTGAGCGGCGTTACATGACGGCTATGGCTTCAAGGGGTATGGTTTACGCTGACCAGCTAGACGAGATCAACAACAGCGTGTTGTCTGGTATGCTTGATCCGCAAGCCGCTAGGCTGGTGTCGGATAACAAGAAGTGGCAAGCATCAAGGTTGATACCGAAGGTTTATGGCGACAGGATGGGTATCGAGTCCAAGGTTGAGGCGGGTGACTCATTCCTCAAGGTATTGCAACAGGTTAACGATGCGGCGCGATTGAAGCATGCAGAGGTGATTGACGGAGAAAGCATACAACCGCAATCACTACGCGCGGGCGAGGATGTTAACCCGATTTCGGTTAACAACGAAATGCCTAAGAAATAGGCAGTTAACCAATATGCAGTTAATAAGTTATCCACAGGGTAGCTAAGTAACTGTAAACAAAGGATTCACGATACGCATAATGGACATTATGCGACAAAACCTAAAAATATGGCGGAAAATGCCCTGATCTGGCACCCCCCCATCAAATCACACGCGGGGGGCGGGTATAAATATATATACCCCTACCACCCCCCCCATATCGGAGAAAACACCAATGCCCCCTACCAAGAGCGAAGTTGAATTATTAGCCGCCATACGCGAAAACCCTGTGCTGTTTGTGGAGCAGATACTCGGTGCCAAGCCGCAGAAGTGGCAACGCAAGGCGTTAGAGGCCATTGCGGCGCACGATAAGGTTGCGATCAAGTCCGGCCACGGTGTCGGGAAAACGGCGTTTGAGGCGTGGGTGACGCTCTGGTGGCTGATGACGCACTACCCCTGCAAGGTTGCCGTGACGGCGAACAGCGCACACCAGCTTTCGGACGTGCTGTGGACTGAGATTGATCGCTGGGCTAGGGACATGCCCCCCGCCTTCAAAAACTTGCTTGAGTTCAAGTCCGACAAGATTGCCCTGAAAGGGGCGTCAGACTCTTTTGCGGTGGCGCGTACCAGTCGTAGGGAGAACCCAGAGGCGTTGGCTGGCTTTCACTCGCCGCATATGCTGTTTGTGGTCGAGGAGGCATCCGGCGTGCCGAATATCATCTTTGAGACGGCATCGGGTGCGCTGTCAACGGTCGGGGCGAAGATTGTCATGTGCGGTAACCCAACCCGCTCTGATGGCTACTTCTATGACGCATTTCACTCTGACCGCGAGAACTGGCACTGCATAACCGTGTCGTGCCGCGAGGGTGAATATGTCGATCCCAAGTTTATCACCGATATGGCGAATAAATACGGCGAGGAGAGCAATGTCTTTGCCGTGCGCGTCTTGGGT